TAGGGAACTTAGGGAACTGATATGTTGATGTTAAACTCGGTGTATAATTAGGTGCAACTTTAGAGTGTACATCTTCGACCAATATTTCATCGAAGTGTAGTCTATCTAAAGCCTCAAGGAAGACCATTAAGGGGCTTACCATGTAACCTTTAAACACACGGTCAGCTCTAGCATGTGGTAGATAAGGGATGTTTAATACAACATTCCCTATCCTTAAGCTATCTAAAGCCTCACGGGCTAACATAATCCTGAATAAATCACGGTTGGGTTCTTTTACATTAATAGTTAGATAACACTTTGATTCACTGGGAAGTTCAAAGGCTTTAAGGTTCTCAGTACCGTCAGGGTACGTTGAAAACTCAAGTTCAATCTTCTTGGAATCTTGCATTATATACATGTTACTCATAAATATAACCTCCAAATAGTTAAAGTTAATTGTTTATGTTAAATAAAAACATATTTCAATCATAAAAGCCCCTAGTAAAGGACTTTGAGTTTGAAACAAAGGAATTAACAATCATAAAAGCCACTGTGGTTGCAATGACTTTGAGTCTGTTATTCAATAATTACAAATTTATATACTGGAGCATCCATCCATAAAACAAACCAAGGTGATTCATGGCATGTCTTTAAGTTAGGGCTTATTACAAAACCCTCAGCCTCCCACCAACCATCTTTAGGACTCTTTTTGAATTCTAAAGGAGTCTTTGAGTTTCCAATCAAGACTTTCATTAATGTGTACTACTAAAATCTTTATCCCCTGCTTGATGGCAGGTTTCTTTAAGATTCCTTAAGCCCTTTGAGGTCTTAATAGTAACTGGAACATATTTTACTACTGTTTTGATTGTAATTGTGTTTTTTGTGTTTATCATTTTAGCTCTCCTTTGGTTCGTAAAGGCTCTTAAAGTCTTTAGGAGTTATTACCCCCTTAAGCCCCCACTGATTTACATAGACAACAACCCTGTCAGTCATAGATACAACTGTTACTTCTGGAAGCTCTCTAAGCTTGTGTGTGGTCTTCATAGTGTCTCCTAATACCATTGTATACCTAAACCCCTTAAAGCCCCTTACAGGACCCCTAGAGCCTAGAATCATTCATAAATACAACTGGGGAGTTGCATTGAGTATAATTCTATCTATTAACAGTTATGTATACTAGAACCAAGATGGCTACTGAACACATAATTGCCCAATACCAACACCAGTCCCTTAAAGTTTCATAAGGGTTACAGGATTCATGGGATAGGACAGTTAGTATCACTGTGAATAAAGCTAAGATAGTTACAAGGGTTATGAACATCTTAATGCCCTCACTACCTCTTTATCATTAGCAATGTACCAATATAATTCCTGTAACCCACACAACATAGCCTGACAGTTTATATAAGGTATATACTGACCTGCTTTATCTGCTTTTACAGTTACTTTAACTTTCATGTTATTAGTCCTTATTAATAATAATCATAAAGGCTATTACTTCACTAATAACCTTGAGTTTATTACTGGATACTCTACCTCATAGAGCTAACACCTTGCTCAGTAACGGGTAACATTATGAGATTTTAAGTTGCATTTAAACCCCCCCTCTATTTAATAATAATCATAAAAGCCACTATAAGGTGACTTTGAGTCTATTACTAGTTAAAACAGTTAGGGTCTACATGCCGTAAAGCATAGCCATTCTTAGTAACTGTCGCTAAAGGGCTATCTAATGAAGGTACAGAACCCCTTCCCATAGCCCTTACGTATTCTAAGGTTATCATAGTTAAATCTCTTTGTTAATAATAATCATAATAACTACTCTCTTAAAGTAGCTATGAGTCTATTACTAGCTTTTACCAATCTATTTTCCTGCCAAGCCCTTAAGACCCTAGCTTTCCCAAGTTTCTTATAGACACTAGGGACTTCATAAAAAGTACCTCCGATGTTTACAAGACTTAGGGGTTGCTTTGGTAACTTAATGAACCTCATTCCTTGTTAGCCTCATATATAGCACTAAGCAACCGTCTGCTAGGGTATCTAACTGACTCTTTTATACAAAGAAACTTAGAGTCCCTTAAGAACTGAGGGAATCCAGATGCTTTTAGGGCTATGGGCCTTAATAGTGTTGAGTAGTACATAGTTAATTACCTTAATTAAATAATAATCATGAAAGCCCCTAGATCTTTGAGGACCTAAGGGCTTTGAGTTTATTACTAATATTCTATTGATAATCTAATTAATTCTCTATTAAGTTTAAGCCATACTTTATTGGATACCATACCGGCGGCAGCCTTAAGTAATTTCCTGTGTTTAACTATTTTACACCATTTAAGTTCATGTTCTCTTAATTTAGTCATAGTTAATTACCTTAATTAAATAATAATCATGAAAGCCCCTAGATCTTTAAGGACCTAAGGGCTTTGAGTTTATTACTATGCTGCTTTCAAATCGTCACTAACTGATTCATCGTCAGTATCTGTTAATTCTGTCTCCCTGACGTACTCCACTGTATCAGTAGCAAATTGGTCTGCTTCTTCGGTAGATGTAGTCTGCCCCACTCTAAGCACAGCCATTGCATTCTGTAATTGCTCACCTGACATTGCAGATAAGGCTTGCATAAGTTGTAGTTTATTAGTATCAATATCAACAACTTTAGCCTCATCCTCAGACTTTAATGCCCTAGCTTGTGCATCCTCAGCCCCTTTGAATAAAGCCTCAAGCTTATCATCAAAGCTAAAACCTGCCCATAGTTTTTTAGGAGCAAATGAAACCCAATGAGTTTTCTTGGCTTCTTCAAATTTCCCTTTAAGCTTGTCAATGTTAGCATCAACAAAACTTTCGCCTTTCTCAGTATCTACTATCAAGCCAAACTCAACAAACCACTCTATTAAAGCTTTAGTTTGTATCCCTTGACCTAAACCATTAATCAAGTTTGTAGCACTTTCACATACATGTGGTTTATTACCGTGCTTCCCTAAGTGCATTAAGCAACCTACGGCGGCTATTTGAATTCTGTCTTTAAGCTTATTAGCTCTTATACAAGTTTCAGTAATGTACTCGTTAAGTGTAGTACCTTGAGTTAAGTTTACGTAGCGGATATTTGATGTAGTTAATTTAGACATGATATTGTTCTCACTATTTCGTATAAATGGATTATTCCCCGTAATACCCTTAAATCTAAAGGACACTAGGGGGAATAATCCAAGCAATAACCACGGTTAAAACCCTTAGTAACCACAAGGGCTATAGGGGATTAGGGGGTTATTGCTTAGACTAAATTTTAACTATTTTGATTTTAAGTGCCTGTGTCTCTAATTCAGACTACCAAGAAACTTTACGATTCTATGAGGTAGACTTACTATTTAGAGGGTTTCACTATCCTCCGATTAAAGAGGGGAAATTAAACACTGTTCTGTTTATTATTCACATGGGGCAGACCGACGCATAAACCCTATGTCACTTAGCAACTATTTTACTGTATCAATACAGACTAGAAACTAACATTTTACCCTTAAGGCGGCTAACCTACCATGTGTTACCATGATACCAGATTGTGATTTGTATCCTCCCAAGGTTTTCGATGAGAGTCAACAACTATTTAAACTTTATTTATCTACCAGATGTTGCTTGGTTGATGTAGGAGAGTATGAACCCCTTTAAATCTAATGTCAACATAAAACTTTAAATTCTTTTCCTAATGTTCTGGAGGTAGACTTTAAGGTCTAAGGGGTTGTTCTCCCTGCTGACAACGACCACTATACGCCGATGATTTTAGATGTAAACAACTTTATTGAAATTAATTGAATATAGTTTGTAAGTTGATGTTCTATAAGGATAAACCACTGTGAACTGATTACTATACCTATAAGAACTTTATTATCCATTATAATGTATATCTATAAACCTACTACTATTAGCCCTATAGTCCTATAATCCTGCTAAACCTGCTATATCCTGCTATTTACCTGCTGACCTGCTGGATCCCCCATATCCTGTATCCTCTAGCCCTGTCTGGTCCTGTTAATACTGTCTCTATTACTGTGTGTAACTTAAGGGTTTAAGGGGAATTGTAGGGGGTTTAAGGGAATTGTAGGGATCTAAGGGGCTAAGGGGCTGACAGAGCACTGTCCCCTAAACCCCTGTAATATCCCACAACACCCTGACATTAACACCCTTAGTCCCCTAAGGCTACCTGCTAACCCTGCTAGACTGCTAGACTTCTAGACCTGTGGACCTGTGGATCCTTGGGAGTCTAAGGGTTTAGACTTCTAGATGCTGGAGGTATGGATGGATAGACTTCTAGACCTGTGGGCCTGTGGGAGTCTAGAGGTCTAAGGGTTTAGAGGGGTAGGGGCAGGGATGTTTAGATGTCTAGATGGTTGGATGGATAGCCGTGGAGCAGTAAGGCCATAGGGACGGTAGGGTGGCCATAGTGGTTTAGCATGGGATATAATATTTAACAGTGAATCAAAGTACCCTACACCCCTATAGATCCTTAGGTCCCTATAGATCCTTAGGTCCCTATAGATCCTTAGGTCCCTATAGATCCTTAGATCCTTAGGTCCTTAGGTCCCTGTAAACCCTTGTGTATCCCTTGTATATTCCTTGGGGGATTCCTAAAGAAACTACTTGACAACTACAGGGGTTTGTGGTATAATGGTAGTTCCTTTTAATTATATGGAGTAATACAATTGAACCTAGATAGCAGATCACACACATTCGAAGACCCTGAAGAACTATTAACCTTCATCACCCGGGAGGTCAAAAGGTTTACAGGTTACTACAATCCTGATGAAGTGATATATAATTATAACAGGATGACAATAACTGAGTTAGCAGGTGATGTATTCATTAAGGTCCTAAGGTCCTCAAAGATAGCTAACAAAGCCTACATTAGACAGGCAGTGATGTTTGTATGTATAGATAACTATAGGAAGCAATCTGATATCTGTGAGTCTGTAGTTAATAAATATAACAGAGATAGAGAACAAGATAAGGTACTTAGTACTTCTGAATGCCAGTACCAACTGGTAGACAGGTTAATGACCCTTAAGATCTTTGAACCCCGTGAGTTACAGGTAATAGAATTAATGATGGAAGGGTACAGGAATCCTGAGATCCGGGAGATCCTTAAGATCCCTAAGATGACCTACTATACTTTACTTAATAACCTTAAACTTAAGTATATAGATTTTAGTGAAGAAGTAGAGTTATTAAAATTAATAATAAATAATAAGTACTAGTTTATTTCTTTTACGTTAGTGTTTTCTATAGGAGCTAGAGGAAAAGATATTAAACAAAATAAAAACATCTCCTAAAGGACTTATAATCCCTAAAGGACTTATAGTTCCTAATGGATCCCCCAAATCTATAGCATTCTGTGTTATAGATTTTTTTATATATAAGGAGTAATTTATGACTAAACAAGAAGTAGAAGAGAGGGACCTGTTATTCTGTGAGTTATTATTTGACTTAGGGAGCTTAAGGGCTGCCTGTCATGAACTTGATATACCACTGCGAACAGGCCGTAGGATAGAGGCTAGGAATAGAGATAGGATAGTTGATATGGTTAAAACTGAATTAGCTTCCCTGTCATATAAAGCTGTTAAAACAATGTCCTCTGCCCTAGATGATGATGGTACTATCCCCAAAGGTGAATTAAGGCTTAAGGGTGCTAGTGAGATCTTAGATAGGATAGGTGCTAGTAAAGCAATTACATCTGAGTTAGATGTTAAAGTAGAAACCCCAATCATCCTGCTACCTGCTAAAGATAAAGTAGTAGTAGATCCTAAGTACATGATATCAACGGAGGCAGATCAAGAATGATAATAGCAGGAATCAACCTAGATATAGATCCCTCTACCCTGCAAGAATGGGAGACACTCAACAGTGACATCCTAGAGTCCATCGAAGGACTCCTAACAGACTCCAGAGATTTCCAATATCAAATACCTGTTGGTTATCTCCCCTGTCCTGATAATAAAGGATATGGAATACCTGTTAAAGAACATGTTTATTATTTACTACAAATCTTAGATAGAGTAAGGTTTAAAGAGAACATGACTTTAACAGCTGCCTGTCAGACAATGCTTGGTAGAGTGAAGAAGAACATGACTACCCAAACCCTACAGAATACTTTAGACCGGATAGAGAACCAGATAGATTTATTTGAACCTTTACCTGCTGGTGTTTCAGCGAAAGCTACATCCAATAGACAACGGATGGAATGGCAAAGGAAGCGGAGGATACAGAAGAGGGAAAGGATTAAGCTGAAGAAGCTTAGAGAGGAAAAGAAAAAGAAAGACATGGCTATCGCTAGGAAGACTAAGGCATTAAGGAAGGATGCTAAAGATAGTAAGATGACTGCCAAGGAAGCAGGTCTACATGATAGTAGGATTGAGAAACTTAAGGAGGATGCTAAGGACGGCAGGTTCGAAAGGGACCCCGAGATCAATAAGGAAGTAATACTATTTGAACCAACCCCTAAGCAAGCGGAGTTCCTTGCGGCCAATGAGACGGTGGTATTCTATGGAGGTTAACTTAAGCACTTGTCGTGCCTCCCTACACTGTGAGGTGTAGTTAATAAACTAGGTGAATTGCTGGGACATTTTTATTATGTTATTGAACTACTGCTAAAGATGAAAGTCTAAGAGTAACAGTTTGAAAATCAATAACTAGAAACAATCAGCAGCTAAGGCCCTAAGGTTCTTTGAGGACTATGGGTAAAGTTCAGAGACTAAAGTTCCTTGAGTACAAGGATAAGAGGCTACATCGAGAAGATGTACCGTAGCGCCTAGCTCTCCAACAGGAGATGAAGATATAGTCCAGGTCGTTAATCAATTCAATTAAGTATAGTAGGAGAACATAATGAACACACTCTATATATATACAAGCCCTTCAATGAAACAGTACATCGGTATCACAACTAGATACAGAAGAAGAATGTACGAGCACAAGAGAGCACCAACACCATTCGGTAAAGCATTACGTAAGTATAATGAAAGTGCTTTCTGTATTAGATTATTTAAATTTGATACGATAGAAGAGGCTTATGAGTTGGAAGAAGTATTGGTACGTGAGAAGCAGGTCCTTTCTGATTGGAGTTACAACCAATGCTTAGGAGGTAAGGGTAGTATTCTTGAGTCGTTGACTAATCCTAACTGCAAGTTAGAGAATAGAATTAAAAGAAGTAACTTAATGAAGACTGATTATAATCCTATGAGTAACAAAAAGGCCCGTGAGAACCACAAGAAATCTATGAATACTGAAGAGTATAAAGAGTTTCATAGAGAAAAGACACGAGAGAGAATGAAAGACCCAGCAGCAAAGGCCAAGGCCCTTGAGGGTACTATGAAAGCTAATGCAGCTAGGGCGCGTAAGGTACTATGTGAAGACGTATGCTTCACTGCTGTAGTTGACGCTGCCAATCATTTAGGTATATCTCGGTCTGCTTTACGTGGTAGGATTAAGTCAACTACTCCAAAGTATGATAACTTCCGATACATTGATTAACGACCCGGCTGCGGGAGGCGGAAAATCCTTTGCATTAATATTCGATGCAATCAGATATGCACATAGACCAGCAATGAGATCCCTTATATTACGTAGGGCTAACTCAGAGCTTAAGGAATTGATATCTGTGAGTCAACAGTTCTACCCTAAGGCCTTTCCGGGCTGTAGGTACAATAAGAAAGATATGATATGGACATTCCCTAGTGGTGGTACATTAGAGTTTGGTTTCTTTAATAAGGAAGAAGATAAGGAGAGATACATTGGTCTACCTTACAGCTACATTGCGTGGGACGAGATACAGTTACAGAAATCACCCGCTGGTTTCGACTTCCTATTCTCCCGTTTACGTACGACAGATCCTGAAATTACATGCTATGTCAGGTGTACTGGTAACCCCGGTGGTGCACCATGGGTTAAACAAAGATTCATTGACCCTGCACCCTACAATACTACGTTTGCGAGGTATCAACCGGGTGAAGAATCTAGTGCAATAACATATAAGTTCATCCCTGCTACATTATTTGATAATAAATACCTGACTGCTGATGGTGAATATGAGAAAACCCTTAAACAAATGCCCAAAGCACAGGTCCAACAGCTCCTATATGGCGATTGGGACACTGTAACTGATGGATTCTTTGGGTTCAACAAGGCTATCCACATAACTGAAGAGTTACCACCTATGCATTGGCCTATAATATCCTCTATGGATTACGGTTGGGTAGATCCAGCCTCCTGTATATGGGGTAAAATCAACCCAACTACAGGTGCCATCCACATCTATAGGGAACTAGAGATGCAAAGGGCAGTAGTAAGGGACTGGGCCATGGCAATGAGGGAAGCAGAACAAGATGAGAAGTACACTAGGGTAACTGACAGGGTAATTGACTGGACTTTATTCAAACAAACAGGACACCATGGACCCTCACACCTAGAAACCCTTAATGATTATGGATTTCAACCAAGGGCAGCTGATAGAAACAGAGAGGCTGGCTGGGAACAGGTGAATCAACGGTTACTCCCGGACCTTTCGGGTAAACCTGCGTTATATATCCACCATTCATGTACTAAAGTAATAGATCAACTAATGTCAGCAGTATCTAAGGTCAATAACCCTAACGATATAGATGAAACAAGGATGTTCTCCAGAGGCAGGAAGCATCACTGGGATTTATTAGACTGTGTTAGATATATGTGTATGGCAAGACCTAAAACTATTACCCATGATAGTATATTACAGCAATCTAAAGCTGATGCTTCTTGGGCTAAGTACAATAATTATTTTACATAAGGAGATAGATAACTTTGGCTGAACAACAAGATAACATATTAGAGGATGAACTACTAGAGAAACAGAATCCTTTAATATCCTTAATCAAAGAGAAGTTCCATCAGGCCGATAGAGCTAGACGTCCTAAGTCAGATCAATGGTTAAAGAACTTAGATGCAGTAAGAGCCACAGATAGTGGTAAATCTATGAGACCAGAGTCTGAAGTAGCTGACATTTACGTAAGGACAACAACTACTAAGACCAAAGCAGCATATGCCCAGATCAATGAAGCATTACTTTCAAATGATAAGTTCCCTATATCAGTAATGCCTACCCCAGTACCTGAAGGTATTGCGGAGTTTGTCCACCTTAAGGCTGAACAAAGTGCAAGCCAAGGACCTGAAGCTTCCTTAGATGTAGGGTTTAATGGTGATGGTATTGACTTACCTCCTGGAGCTAAGCAATCAGATATTACTTCCTTGATAGGGGATGCATACTCTAAGGGACTAGAGGAAGAGATGTTTGAAGAAGGTAATGACGCTACTGGTACTGGCGCTCAGTTATCCCCTGCTAAGCAAGCTGCTAGGAAGATGGAGAAGATGATCCATGATCAACTAACAGAATCTAAAGCTAGGATGGGATTACGTAGATCCTTATATGAGTTATGTATGTTAGGTACTGGTGCTATGAAAGGGCCATTTACCCAGACTAAGGTAACTAATTCATGGACTGAGGGTAAGTATGAGGCTAAACAAACAGACTTCCCTGCGGTATCCTTTGTATCCCTATGGGACTTATACGTAGATCCCAATGCCTATAACTCTGAAGACATTGAATGGGTTATTGAGAGACACAGAATGAACTTCCAGAGACTAAGTGACTTAAGGATCCAAGGCTTTGACCCAGCTCCTATTGATAGGTTATTAGCTGGTGGTGGTAATTACATTAAAGAATCACATGAACATCAACTCAGAGATCATGTGGAAACAGAAACTGAAGGTGACTTATATGAAGTCCTAGAGTACTGGGGTTACATATCAAGTAAGGAAGCTAGGGATATCTATATGCTAGATGTACCACAGGAAGCAGGGCATACTGTACAGGTTAATGCTTGGGTATCTGGTGGTGAGATATTAAAACTTAACATCAACCCTTTCCTACCTGCAAGGATCCCTTACTTCTTATTCCCTTATGAGGAAGATCCTTATTCATTATATGGTACTGGTATCCCAGAGTTAATGGAAGACCTACAGGCCTTAATGAATGGTATGACTAGATTAGCAGTTGAGAATGCTATGCTTGCTGGTAATGTTATGTTGGATGTTGATACTGCTGCTTTAGCCAGTGAGACTGACATGAAGATATATCCCGGTAAGGTTTGGCCAAGACAACGGGGGGCGACAGGTAATGCGATTAATGCAATTGAGATACCTTTTGTGGCGCATCAGAATATGCAGATGTTCACGCAGTTTAGACAAATGGCTGACGAAGCTACGGGAATCCAAAGTATCCTACATGGCCAGACGGGTGTGTCAGGAACAGGTAGGACTGCCTCTGGTTTATCTATGCTTATGGATTCTGCTAGTATGTCTATTAAGAATGTTATTAGGAATATAGATGACCACCTATTGAAACCTATGGCAACTAGTTACTTCCAATGGAACATGCAGTTTAACACTGAGGAACATAAAGATATCAAAGGTGACTTAGAGATTAAAGCACTTGGTTCATTCAACTTGATATCTAAGGAAAGGAAATCACAATCCTTACAAACTTTCTTACAGTTATCAACTAATCCGCAGTTAGCTCCATTGATTAAGTTACCAACAATAGTTAAAGATTTAGCTGTACAGATGGATATGGACCCTGAAGAGATCCTAAATAGCCCTGAGGAAGCCATGGTCTACGCTCAGTTAATGGCCATGAATCAAGCAGCTCAGAGCGGCCCTCAAGGTGGAGGCGGGGGAGTTAGTGGTAGCGTACCTGCTGCTCCGGGTGATCAAGGATTTACAGGTAATATTGAAGGTGCTGGTAATCCTGCCGGTGTCCAAGAAGGAGGAGGTGTATAATGACTTTAGAGGAACTTAAGGAAGTAGGGGAAACTAATCCTTACTTAGATGAAAACTACAAGAGAATAGTACAAAAGCTAATTGATGAGAAAGAGGAGAAAGAAGAATGAGAACAGTAGAAGAAATTAAATCAGATATCAAAGGTAAAGGTTTTACAGTTGATGACCCTAAGTTCATTAAGTTATCTAAGGAACTAATGATTGCTGTAGGTCATAGAGCTAACGGTTATGAACCCGTCAGGGAGAAACCTGCTACCAAAAAGAAAACTAAGAAGGAGGATAAGTAATATGACCCAGCCTGTAAAGACAGCAGCTAAGACTAAACAATATTCAGGTACTACGGTATTCCCTCCTAATGATACACGTAGTCACTTCTTCGTCGTAATGACTGGAGGTTCTGGTACTGTAGCCTTTGGACCCGGAGGTGCTCAAATACCTTTAGCGGATGGACATCACTACTCCCCTCAGGCAGTACCTACTAATGAAATAACTATAGTGGGTGTATCTAATTACGTAGTACATTGTGATCAGGAGGTATAACCTATGCCAACATTATTCCCGGGGGTCTATGCCCCTGAGGGAGCTTTAGGATATTCAGGGTTTGGAGATCCTGATGAAGGAAACCTAGTAGCCCCTACGTTCTCCAAGGCGAGGACAGTTTATAATCCTGATGGAGCTAGTGATTATATAGAACTCAGTGAGACAGTTATCTTATCTGTTGGTGATTCAGTTGAGTTTACTTTCATAGCCCCCTCTAGTTATACTGGTGAAGCATTACGTTACTTATTGTCAGGTACTACAACTGCCGCTGCCTCTACAGGTGATGTTACGTTGGCTATTGATTCTGCCTCAACTAATTTCGCAGGGATTGAAGACCCATATATGGAAGCTACCTTGGATGGTGTAGTTATCACAGGGGCTACTACAGCACCTACAGATAATAAAGAACATAGGATCATTTATACAGCTAAAGCACCCTTGCGCCTTAGGTTCTTTGGGCAACGCTTTAACTCAACCAGTAGAGCTAACTTCCCTATCTTTGATATAGTTATTAACTCAACTAATCTAGGGAAACTTACAATACCTGTGGACGAGGGGACCGGTGAGAGGCTTAGGAACCTTGAGGGGATTGGGGTAAACTCAAGGAGGAAAGTATTTAAAGGTAGTGCTATATTAAATAAACCTTTACTCATGCCCGCTGGTAAAACTGTATCCTTTAAGTTCCGGGCACCTACTGTAGCATTCACATCAACTACTTACTTAGTAGATGGTGGTCCTGATAATGTTAATAGATGTAACTTGTTTGTATCTTCATCTAACTTATTCTTATTTAGAGCTGGAAGTACTATAACTCTTGATGGGGTTGCTATTACTAACAATGTAACCCCTATGCCTACGGATGGTGCAGTTCATCAGGTTGTTATGACTACTACAGGTGATAATAAGTTCTACTCTATTGGTAGACGTTGGGGAGATTTAGCTGGTGACTGGCAGGAGAGTGGCTTGGAGATCTGGGATCTTGTTGCTGACAATAGATCTTTCTTGTTGGATGAAGAGGTTACTGATTTGTATCTAGAGGACCAAGGGACTTTGGGGACTAATACTATCAGGGAAGTAGCTACATCCGCAGGAAACAGTCAGTATATAACAATACCCGCAGTTAATATGAATATAGGTGATACTGTATCTTTAAAATTCATAGCGCCTACTGCTACCTTAATAAGTGGTAACTATTTAATTGGTAGTACAGGATTAGATAATACACAAAGAACATCCATCCGAATGTCTGCTGGTGTTCCTACTAACTTCTTTCACCTAGAGAGGTGTACTGCTACAATTGATGGTAATCCTATAACATCTGGGGTAACTCCATACCCGACCGATGGTCAAGAACATACCTTAGTACTGACCGCAACGGCTGAGACTATGAATATAGGTAGGATAGGTATTCACCCTGAGTCTGATCTAGAACATGCAACCTTCCCTATATATGATGTCAAATTCAATGATGGCTCAGTATACAACTATCCAATAGATGATGGCTTTGTTAATGACCCTATCATTAGGAATACTGCTGGTGAAGGTACCGATACTATAAGGACAGTTGCTATTCTTAATGGTACTAGTCAGTATATAACAATACCTCAAATAGATTTAACAATAGGTGATACAGTTAGTATTGAGATTTTAAAAGCAATTACTGATGATGACATACTTTCAAACTCGATAACATCGGGCGCGGAGGATGGTTTATACATAGACACTTTCTTAGGTAATGTGAGGGCTTTCTATTATAGAGGTGGTGTAGTTAGTAATGTACTTAGTGTACCCTACAATGTAGGAGAACCATTAAAAATAACACTATCAATAGAAAACTCCCCCACACTAACTGTGAATGGGATTTCAGATACAGCAAGCGATTGGTCAGGGGTTATATCCTTTAGTTATTTAGGAAGGAGGGGTGCAACATACAGGGGCACCTCTGCTTACAACCTAAAGGTAAACGACGGCTCAGTATACAACTACCCAATAGATAATGGATTCATACATAACCCTGCGATAAGGAATAATGCTGATCCTAGTGGCGAGACTGATGGTACAGCTATAAACTTCACAGAATCAACATGGAGGGAAATAGGTTCTGCTGTAGATGGTTTGGGGAGTGAGTTATATGACTTTGCAAACGTAGGTACGGCACAAGACATCACAATATCACAAGAGTCAACAGGGTTTTCTGCGGTGAGTAACCTTGACAATCTGGATAGAGTGTATATAAACCTCACTACAGAGATAGGTAAGACGTACCTACTCAAATGTGATAGAGAGTATTTTGCTGGAACTACAAATGTTACTTTATCTATTCGCAACGGTGTTGACGGGAACGGTACTATATATACGTCTGACGATACTGCGGAACCTAGGATAATATTTACTGCAAACTCTACAACGACAACGCTACTATTCGACGCTGGCAACGCCCCCGCACCAGTCACATATGCTTACTCAAATATAACAATCCGACGAGCAGATGGGTATGGAACGGCAGTAGCCTTCACAGCCTTAACGTGGTCTGAGATAGGTAGTGATACCTTAGGTTTAGGTAGTGAGTTATGGTCAAGTCCTATAATTGGTGGTGGATGGTCTGATAATTTGGATGGTAGTTACACCTTAAATGGTAATGGTAGTTTGCAAGTTATTTCCATAACTGGATTAACTGGGATTGCTACTGCCTTGGTGGAGTTTGAAGTGGTCAGCATAACTAACGGTATGAAAGTCCAAACTAGTAATGGAGGCAGGTTCAGCTTCTCAAGTGTCGGTACTTACACGCTACCTATTTCTGATTTTGGAGATTATATAGGGTTCTCTAGGGATGGTAGTAATGTGGTTGATGCTGTCATTAAGAATGTATCAATCAAAAGGATTGACTCATGTGGCCTAGTACAAACAGCAGGTAACATTGAGCAAGGTAGTGATATTGATGGGTTGGGGAGTGAGATGTGGAATGAGACACCATCAACAGTAGGAACCTATTGGACTGATGAAGGGCTTGGTGTTTATTCAATCAATTCCCCTGATACATCCTTTAATATCTTAGAGAATACATTAGCTACAGAAGTGGGTACTGCTTATTATCTTTCATTTGAGGTAGTTTCATTATCTGGATTGGATCATGTTGCAGTATTTGCTGGTGCATCTAGATTAGACGGAGATTCTGTAGGTACTCATTCATTTACTTTCATTGCTGATCAGTCATTTGTAAGATTTGCAAGGGGAGATGGATCAGGTGCATTCCTATCTACAATAAAGAATGTAACAATTAAACGATTAGATAAACAAGCAAGGGCCATAAACCTACAGGAATCCGACTGGGCTACTGTAACCTATTAATTAATTTAAGACTAGGTGGGGATGTTGTCGTTAACCCCCGCCAACTTGAAACAACCTATTATTTTAAGAGGTACAATGAAACATACAGAAATTATTAAACGGATGTTACCAGTGGTACATTCACAGAACTGGGAGAAGATTGAAGATTACCTCATCTCTGAAAGAGAGAACATCTTAGAAGATCTAGCTCAGTCAAGGGACATCAGACAGATTAACAACTTACAAGGTAGGATCTTACAACTAGATAAAGTGTTAGACTTACCTGCAACAATTAAAAAACTAAAGTAGTACACCGTTATGGAACTACACAAGGAGAAAATTAAATGACGATATTGGAATCAGCACAGACATCTACCCCTCAAGACCCTGCAAATCCTGAAGGTACTGCACCTGAGCAAACACAACAGCCAGTGGAGCATGACTGGGAGAAACGTTACAAAGATCTACAATCATATTCGGATAAGGAATTGAACGGTATGAGAGTTAAACTACAGGAGGCTACACAAGTATTTCAGCCACCTAAGACTGATGAAGAATTAAAGGCCTTCGGGGAAACTAATCCTGATTGGATGGGAGTTATTGAGACAGTAGCACATAACATTGCTGCAAAGAACATGCAACCAATCCAAGAGGAACTTAATAAATCTAAAGCATCTACGGCTGCTGCTGAATTACTAAGTGCTCACCCTGATGCTGGTACTATTTCACAGTCACCTGACTTTCAACAATGGGCAGCCGAGCAAGGCCCTGATATCCAAGCATGGTTAGCGGACGAACATGACGCTTCTAAAGTCATACGAGCACTAACATTCTACAAGGCTATGAGGTCAACAAATCAAGTTCCAGTATCTCAACCCACTTACAATGACCCTTCGGCTGCTAGAGCCGTAAGTACCCATGGAAGTGTTGTGACACCACAGACCTCAGAACAACATAAGCGTTTTTCTCGTCGAGAGATTAATGCAATGCACCCAAATGTATACGAGAAAAACTATGAAGCAATTAAGTATGCATCACAAAATGGTCTATTAACAGACTAACACAACACAGTAAAGGAGAAATATTAAATGGCAGGTTACGAAGGCGGAACACCACCAACAGGTGATAATGCAACACAGGATCATTACTACGGTACTAATACTACGAATCTAAAAGGCCCTGGTGGTGCAGGTACTGATTCCGTATGGGTCCCAGAGATCTTCTCAAAGAATGTATTAATGAAGTTCCGAAGGGAATCAGTTGCAGAAGGTATTACGAATAACGACTATTTTGGAGAAATCTCAGCCTTTGGTGATACAGTTAAGATCATCAAAGAACCTACAATCACTATCGGGAACTACTCTCGTGGCGATACACTGACATCTACACCGTTCCAAGATAGCGAACTAGTGTTAGTGCTTGACCAAGCGCATCAGTTCCAATTTGAAGTTGATGACTTAGAAGATAAGTTTGCACATGTGAACTGGGAACAGTTAGCGTCAGGTGCAGCTACTTATAACATGAAGATGGCTTATGACTTAAACGTCCTTAAGTTCTTTGAGGATACCATGGGTACACAGTTCCTAGCTAATAAACTAGCTGCTGATAAGTACAATGGTATGTTCATTAGGATAGGTGATCCAACTAAACAAGCTAACATGGAAGCAGATACAACTGTAGTTGATATCATAACAGAGCTTAAGACAGATAGTTGGAAACTAT